CCTGCGTAAGAAGAAAAAGTCTGATCCATATTTTGCGATCAAGTACCTGAACGATCCGCTGCAGATGAACGTCATCAAGTTCCCGCGCAGCCTTTTGATCAGGCACACGATCAACGGGAACGATCTGCCGGACACCGGGATGATCGTCACTGTGGTCGACACTGCGTACTCCACCAAAAACTGGGCGGACTATACGGTGATCATCACGGCTCTGATTTACAACGGGCGATTCTACGTCATAGACATGAATCGCGGTCGGTTCAACGAGTACGAGTTGCCCGCGATGGTCGCGGCGGCTGGGCTCAAGTGGAAGCCGAAGCGCATCTCGATCGAGGAGACGGGCGCTATCAAGTACGTCCAGCGCGAAGTCTATCGCGAGATGGAAAAGTTAAAGATCCGGATTCCGGTTGAGTTGGTGCCGCTCGGAAAGGGCGACAAAAAAGTCAACTCGAAGCAAAAGAAAGCAGGGCCGCTCTTGCGGTACCTGGGCTTGGATCGGTTCAAGTTTGTCAATATTTGCCCCGGTCTCGAAGAGATTTACACTGAGTTGGAAAAATTCGGAACGGCGTCAAGCGTACATGACGACATCGTCGACGCGCTCGCCATTCTGGTCAACCAATACGCCGGGTACGCAGATATAGAGGGCCAACAGACGGCGGCTAACACGAGTTATGTCCCTGACACGAAGTTGAAGAATTACTACGATCAGGTTCACTGCCTTGGTAAGTTCTCCAAGATGAAGCAGGACGTGGCTCTGGAGTTCCCAGACGCGAACGCGTCCCAGGTCGCGCAAGCGGTCAAGGACGAGTTGAGTTACTACGACCCGCTGGCGGACCTACTTCAGTAAGGAAGGCACAATGTCGGAATTAGAACTTCAAGACGCCTCTCCTGCTGCGCTTCCCGCTCCTCCGGAGCCAGACGGCAATCCGTTTGCGCTGATCACCGCCACAAGTTCTGACAAGGACGGGCTGATGATCACCAAGCAGAGCAATCTTGCTTTGGTCGTGCAGTCAGCACAGGAGTCCGAGAAGTTCATTCAGGCAAAGCAGTGGGCATTGCTGTGGCGCGATGCGGATTTGTTGTACCAATCGCCCCGCCCGATGGATGTCTACGAGAACACGTACGTCATCACGCCGAACGTCCAGCGGTTCACAGTAGCCAAGGTTTGCAACGCGGTTGTCCCGCAATTGTACAAGGGTCTGTTTTATGACGACCCGCCGATGCTTATGCGCCCGCGCCCCGGTACACCGCAGCCCGTTGTGGATGCAAAGACCGCGATCTTTTCGTTTCTGCTCGATGATTGCAACTTCAAGACCCAGGTGAAATGGGGCTTGGAGCAGATGGCGCATCTGGGCACGGGAATCTTTAAGTGGGGATACGACTGGAAACAGGTCGTGACCCGCCGACGTAAGGCGACGACTACCTCGGTCGACAGTGTAGCTCCGAATGGTACGGACGACCCTACGGTCTATCCGACGGACGAGCCGCCCAGCATTACCGAGACCATGAAGGTCATGCCACTGCCGACATTCGAGTGGCGTCCGCTGGACAAAGTGTTCGTCGATACTCAACTCAACGTCAGTGACATTCGCAAGGCAAAATGGGTCATCGACGTCCGCGACTGGGACTGGTACGAATTCAGCGAGATGAAAAAAGCCGTCGAAGCGGCCAAGAAACAAGGCGCGGATGACGACAACGTCACTGGCTGGAATTTTTGGGCTGACGGCGTGATCAAGGCTTTGTGGAATCAGCCGAACACCGCTCCTCCGCTTGTCGCAGATCAGGCGATGTACGTCAAGGGTGTCGTCCATCACGCGGAAGAAATCAACGTCCAGAACAGCCCGGATCCGCTGCGGAAGAAACTCGAAGTTCTCGAGTACTGGGATAATGAGCGCAAGGTCATCGTCCTCAACCGCAGGTATGTGATCTTCGAAGGTAAGAATGAATTCAAGCGCATCCCGTTCCTGAGCGCGAATTGGTGGAATCGACCCAAGGCTTTCTACGGTATGGGGCTGGGTCTTATCGTTGGCCAGAACCAGCGCGTCGACCAGGGCACCATTAACGCCATTCTGAAAATCCTTTCGTTCGGCGTCAACCCAATTTACTTGCGCCAGCGCGACGAGAACGCGCCGACGCAGATGATCCGAACCGGGCTCGGCAAGATTCTCTCGGTGACCGATGTCGAGAAGTCATATGGACTTCTGGAAACGCCCAAGGTTCCCAGCGACGTCTGGTCTGCATTGAAGGAGAGTGAGCAAGCAACCGAGTCCTCTTCGGGCGCAGATGCACAACTTGTCCAAGGGTCGTCCGCAGGACCGCGCTCGTCAATGGGGCGCACGGCAGGCGGGGCTAACATCCTAGCGGGTGCGAGCGCAACTCGACTTGACGGACCTCTGGACAACTTCATCGAGCAAGTCTTCAAGCCGTTCCTCGGCGTGCTGGATTACCTCACGTTCAACGTGATGAGCGATGCCGCGGTCCTTCACCTTCTCGGCAAAGAGATGGGTGCGGAATTCCTGAAGACGTTCAAACTGCAGGAGTACCACGATGCTCAGATCGAATATGAAGTTCTCGCCGGGTCATCGCTCGCTGCGAAGCGCACGATGGCACAGAGCATGGTGATGCTCACTCAGATCCTCGAGAACCCAAACCTGCAAGAGATGCTCGCGCAGGACGGCAAGAAGATCAAGATGGAACCCATCATCGCGATGTGGATGGAAGCCAGCGAGTGGAAGAATAAGAATGACATCGTCGTCGACATGACGCCCGCGGAGAAAGCCGAACGTAAGGCCAACTCCAAGGCGGCACTCCAGGCACAGATGGTTCAAGCCAAGCAGCAGGGCGATCAGCAAAAGTTCGCCCAGAAGCAGCAACTTGAAGATCAGGCCAGTGACAACCGCATCAAGCGGGACATCACGCGTGAGGCCGCGAAAGCGAGTGGCATGAGCGAAGCCGTAGAGGGAACACCTTCCCCCGGCGGACTCCAGGGCATGTTGCCGACGGTCGAGTAGATATAAGGGTTAGGGGGCTAAAATCCCAATTGCAGAAAAGCCCCCAACATTTCTAGGAGGATGCATGATCATTCCGCCCCATCAGGATGTCGCTGAACACTTCGAGATGGATGAGACCGAGCGCGCGATCGTGACCGCTTACATCCAGCAGGACGGATGGAAGTTGATCAAGAAACTGATCGAGCAAGAGATCCGGTTGCTGAACGTGCATCTGTTGAACACGCCGGAAGAGCAGACGGAAGCCGTCCTCTCCCGGTTCAAGGTCGCTAAAGCCGCCGCGATGGTCTACGCGGGCGTGATTAAGAGATTAGAAGAGGCGCGGGCGATACAGGAAGCCAAGTCGCTCGGCATCGGCACGATGGCTAACCCGGAGAGTATCCCGCTAATGCCAGAGTTTGAGTAAGAACATACAGGAGGAGTTATGGCAGAAACACCTATTGAGCAGCCCGTCGCACCCGCCGCGCCGACCCAACATCGGCACGAGTATCAGCCGACGGACGAACACGGTCGCGCACTCGGCGGCAAGCAAGTTATTTTGTACACGACGCCGGACGAGTTGGCCACAAAGTTGACCGAGCAGAACGTCCTCTTGATCCGCAAGTTGAGGGAAGAGGGTCGTAAGCGTCGCCTGGGAATTGACGATACCGTCCCAGAAGCCCAGGAGCGGATGAAACCTGTCCTTGAGTTCAAGGGACGTGACCTCACCGCAGACGAAGCGTTCGCCCTCTCCAAGGATCTAAACGACCCGGAGAAGATGGTCACGGCGCGCGATCTTTTGATCGAGACCGCGATCGGGGTGAAGCCCGCGCAGTTGCGCGAGTTCCTCCAGCAGCAACAAGTTTTCGAAGTCCAGCAGCGTGCGGTAGAGCAGTACGCCGACTTCGCCTATGCCACGCCGTCGTATCACGACTGCGCGGAAAATAGAATGGTCCTGACGGATTGGATGTTTAAGAAGGGGCTGGCACCAACCGTCGCGAATTACCAATACGCCTCTTCACAGTTGCAAGAAGCCGGATTGCTTTTTGCAGCGCCGGAGCAGCAGCCTCCGGCAGCCGTGCCCAGCACGGACCCGGTCGTAGAATCGCCACGACCGGCTGCAGAACCTCCCCGGATTGGGACGGAACCGCAGCCGCAGCCAAAGCGCCAAGTTCACATACCATCAGGTTTGAATGATTCAAACTCTTCAACCAGCACTGAGTTGGGGCCGATCCAAACATCGGGCGCAACTCGTGAAGATGGAACTTTGTTGACCTTGCGGGACATCAACAGAATGCCTTCGGACGAGATCCGGAAGCGTATGAAAGACCCCGCGTTCAACGCGTTGGTCGAGAAGTTAGAAACCGAGCAAAAGCAGAAAAAAGCGGCTCTCGGTCTTCAAAAGTTCTAACGTCTTTTGACCTGTTGATTGTCTAAGGGAAAAGCACCAATGAGTTTCTCTCCTAGCGGCAATCAGTTAAGCAACCTGCCCCAGTCCACGGTAAAGTTTTACGATTCGAAGTTCCGTGAGAACCTGAAGGCTCAGACACCTTACGTTCGTTGCGCCGAGCGCCTCGCTCTGCCGATGAAGTCTGGTAACCAGTACGAGATAAGCTAAGCATGAATGTCTCGTAGTAAAATAATTTGACTATATCCGTTAAAACCTGTATTCTAATAGATTACAGATTAGACGGAGGAAAGACCACATGATAATCACGCAGGACAAAACCAAACTCGCGATGGTAGCGATGGCGGTTGACTGTGAGGGTTGTATTTGTATCAGTCGAGCGAACGGGCTTACAAAGACGGGCACCCCCTATTACAACTACAATTTGAAAATCTCAATTGTCAATACGTCGATGCGGCTAATGCGCTGGTTGGTTCGGTATTTCGGAGGTGACTTTTATGAGATGTCACTCGGAAAACTGGGCAAGAAACCATGTTTCAAATGGTCATGCCTTGGTGGACACAAGAAGGTGGAAGCATTTCTTCTTGGAATTCTGCCATACCTGTTGATTAAGAGAGAGCAGGCTGTGACGGCTCTCGAATATGTCCGCATGACGGGTGTTGAAGACCCAGAGCGGCGTTCTCAACTGTGGGAGAAGATGAAGAATCTTCACCAGTATGAGGATGATGTGGAATCCCCAACGACTAATATGTCAAACATCGACGAATCCCAATCGTCGTAAAGATAGAGTCTGAACTGCATGGTGACATGCAGAGCGAGTCTACTGTGAAGTAGATTTCCAAAACACAATTATTGGTTCATGTACGTTCCTCTGGCCGCGAACACCACGCAGACCACTGAAGGAACCGTCGGTTCGTCTCTGTCGGTCAACGTCCTGACCAACACCAGCACCATCGGTGAGTACGCGGACTACGCGAATTTCTCGTCTCTGTCTTTGGCAACCTCCATCGACCAGACCGTCGAGAACGTCGCGAAGGAAATGGCGTATCGGTTGGGCGAGTCCTTGTCGGCTCTCGTGCGCGCCACGGCAGACGGTGCATCCAGCATCGACTCCAGCGTGCTCGTGCAGTTGGCAGCGTCCAGCACAACGTCTTTCACGGCGCTGAGTTTGTCTCAGATCCGAAACAGCGTCCAGTCTTTGGCTGGCCGATCTGTGAAGACCCGCGACGGAGGCATGTTCTCCGGCGTGATCCACCCGTTCGCGCTCGGTGACGTCGCGGCTGATAACAGCAACGACTCCCCGATCGACATCCTGAAGCACACTGTTCAGGGTCAGGCTCGGATGGAAGATCTGGTATCGACCGATCTCGAAGAGACGGTTGAGATCCCGACCACGGGCGTGAAGTTCTTCCAGACCAACCTCGTCACGAAAACCTCGAACTACAAGGGCGTGACCGGGTTGACCGCACTCCGCACCTACATCTTCGGGCGCGATGGCATCTTCGCCATTAACCTCGGAGCCCAGGGCGACGTCGCTTATGGCGACGGCGAGTGGCAGAACATCAAGTGCAACGTGGTTCAGAACGCCGAACCGACCGTTGCCGACCCCGAAGGGTTGATCCCGGGATGGACTTCTTACCGAATCCATTTCACGACCTCGCTGGGTCCGGACACCACGATCCGCATGCGCCAGATCGACGCGGCTTCCGCGATCTCCTAATCGCGGGGGTAGAACCCCTATAGGAACGAGATGGGCAGGATCCTCTGCCCGTTTCTACCTGCTTTCTGTTAGCAGAGAGCAGATAGAAACGCCAACAGCGACGTTGACATGACGCCTTCGGGCAAGATTGGGCACGCTGAATGGAGGGAACTATGACGCTCATTAAGAGTGTTCAAAGGCGATTCCTCGCTATGCGATGGATCGCTCATCAAAACGAGAGTCCGTTTGCTTTTACGAGTTACGGACAGATGCTCCACTACTTCGTCGAGAACGGAGAGGCTCGACCTTGCGCTTACTGCGGAAGAATCCCCGAACAGGATAAGGTCGGAATTTTGGATTGCGTCAACCCGAAGTTGGGATACGTTCCCGGCAATCTCGTTCCCTGTTGCAGTTCCCATCATGAAAGCCTGACATTATCGTGCTACGCCAGTCGACGAGGATATTCCTTGCTCGCTTGGATGGAGCGCGCGATGTCACGAGCACACGGCGGCATTGTTCCGTTTCGTGTGGTTGAGCAGCGACTAGATCGGGTCTATGCGCTGGCTGAGGAGTTAGGATCATTCGATCCAGAAAAGGCATAACCCAATGGCTCAGGCATCAGGCAGTTCAACCACAGGTCTCGGATACCCCTGTTTTGTACAGTTGTCCGGCACCAATCTAACCAATCCCAGCGGCGGAACGCTCGCTCACCCAGGATCGCAGGGCTCGCCCTCGAACGGTCAGGGTATCGGCGCGACGGCTAGTTCTTCCGGCGGCAGCGACTTTACCGTTGCTCAGTACGCTCTGACTTTGTCGCTGAGTTCCAGCGGCGGGTTCAGCAACAGCGAGGCATTGACGGCGGCTCTGGTCGACGCTCAGAACAACGCGTATGCCGCGACCCAGGACTTCGTGTGGCGTTCGCTCAATAACCCGAGCGCGGGCTCACCGTCGTGGTATCGTCCGTCGCCCGGAACTTCCGGCGGGGCGAACAGTTATGACGCGGATGTGGCTTCGGTAGTCGCGTCCAACACTGAGGACTCGGTCGGAACAGTGACCGCGATCTCTCTCGGACAGGCGATCATCGAAGTCTTCTATCCGACCTTCGACTTCGCTAGCGCGTCTGTGGATCCCGAGCCTTCCCAGGCTTACGGCAACCCAGTCATGGGCATTTACGCCCAGGTGATCGTAACTGTAATAAGTTAGGATCTTTGGGTTTAGCGACCCAGAGTTAGAACGGCGGGGTGCCTAGAACATCCCGCCGTTCGTCTTTCTAGGAGACATAGGAGGAGAGATGAAGGCTGAATTCGCTGGCGTAAAGAGTGCCCCGCCCCGGTCGCGCGCGTTGGTCCCTGACGAATTTACGAGCGTAATGGAAGGAAACATCTATGAGCGCATAGGCGAAAACCGCAACATCTGCGGTGAACCTTGGGGTCAGTATAAATACTACTTTAAGGCGGGACTCGGGCAAGAGCCGATCAGACAGTTGATCGAGGATCTTCAGCAGACGCTCGCGGTGTACGAGAAGATGGGAATCAAATAGGAGGAGTTATGGAGGGGAAACAAGGGGAGGGGTATTCGCAGGGTGTCGTCGATCAGTTGATCGCGGCCAATGACTGCCTCCATGAGCAGAACGATCGGCTGAAAACCGCCAACCGAATTTTGAGAACAGTTGTTCGCACATTGAGAACGACGAACGAAGACCTTCGTCGACAAGTGGCTCAGGCGGTAGAGAACGACGAGATGTTCAAAGACTTATGCGCGAGTTACGTTCCGCGCGAACAGATTGGCGAACGTGTTGGCCCCGTGGCGATAGATGGATTATCTGACGCTACAGGAACAGTGGACGCATTTTCTGCAGAGGGTGCGGAAGCGACGTAGTCGACTACGACTTGCTATCGTAGCACGTTACGTTATACACGCCATGACGTGTGTCGGCCCCCGTTCTTAACTGTAAGGCCGACGGACTGCAACAGTTTGAGGGAGGGGGCTGCCATGCAACATAAAAGGAGGATTTATGATACAGGCAACTACGGTGACTAATGAGCAGATCGTGGAAGTCAATTCCGCGTTCCGCGAGAGTCTTATCGGCCACTTAAAGATCGATGTCCTACGGAGATTCATCACCGTCCCGCTGCAGGCCGAGCGGGGCATAGTCGTGCCCCTGGGCGAATATGCCGATTACTTAAACGTCACTGAACAGAATGTCGTTTCCCAGGCCAAGATCCTCGGTGCGGGATGTGCAATTCTGTATAATGCGCTCTTGAAGAACGCTCAGTTCACCCACAAGCACAATGTCGTGGTC